AACACGGAATATTAGCGTGGAACAACGAAGGACATTCACTCGAAGATTGGATTAGTGACTTTGCGCTTGATAAGTTAGGCGTTCCCGATGTCATCGGATGGAAGCAGATAATGGCTTGTTGCATTATGTTTGATTTCACGAACAAGAAATGCGTTGAAGTATTTGACAAATGGTTGCAAGGCAGCATCAATGGTTCATTCCATCACGACACATCAAGAAATTTAAATTACAAAGGTAGCAGACACGACCAAGCGTATTTAAGCGCGTTAATGCGTTTGCACAACATACCTATTCAAGATTACGGCACACTTGCATACCCGCATCACACACCGATTAAACCGACTTTTCTAAATTGGGGCGTATGATAATAGAATTTAATACGCACGGAAATTTAAAGCAAAAAGAAGTTTGCAAGTTGTGGGTTGATTCAACAACAACCGACATCGCATACGGCGGAAGTAAGGGCAGCGGCAAATCTTATCTTGGTGTGTCATTAATCTTTGGAGATGCGTTTTTATACCCAGGCACAAACTATTTTATTGCGCGTAAGTCGTTAACTAATATTAGGAAGTTCACAATTCCTTCAATTCATGAAGTATTTGCGCACTGGAACATACGCGCCGACCAATGGAAATACAACGGGCAAGATAATTATTACGAACTACATAATGGTTCACGCGTGTATTTGTTAGATGCAAAATACTTGCCTAGTGACCCCGAATATTATAGATTTGGTTCAATGCAGATGACACGCGGGTGGATAGAAGAAGCGGGCGAGTTTGAAGAAGCAGCAAAGAACAACTTATCGGCATCGCTTGGACGTTGGAAGAATAATGAATACAAACTAACGGCTAAATTGTTGCAAACGTGCAACCCGTCAAAGAACTATCTTTATCGCGAGTATTATATTCCAAACAAAGCGGGTACGTTGCCCGAATGGCGCAAATTTGTGCAAGCATTGCCACAAGATAACAAGATGTTAAGCGATGGTTATCTTGACAACTTGGAAAGAAATTTAACACCGAACGAGCGAGAAAGATTATTGCAAGGCAATTGGGAAGTTGACACCGACGCAAGCGCGTTGATAGATTATAACAAAATCATTGACACATTCAGCAACAACCACGTCATCGAGGGCCGCAAATGTATTACGGCGGATATGGCGCGACTTGGCGGTGACAAAATTGTAATCGTTGAATGGAACGGATTTCGCGGACACATACGATTCTATCAAAAGCAAGACTTGGCAACAACAACGCAGATGCTAGAAGCAGCACGCTCACGTCTTGGGTGCGGCAAGTCTGACATTCTAATTGACGAAGATGGTCTTGGCGGTGGCGTTGTAGATTTTTATGGGTGCAAAGGATTCGTAAACAATGCGAGAGCGTTACCATCGCCGAGCAACCCGCAAAAAGACCAAAAGGGAAATATTAAACCCGAAAACTTTGACAATCAGAAGTCACAATGTTATTACAAGTTAGCAGAGCGCGTAAATAATAACGGGATTTACATAACTTACGACGATGACCGCGTAAGAGAATGGGTAATTCAAGAACTAGAGCAAGTGAAACAAAAACGTCTTGATTCTGACTTAAAAAAGGGTATTATAAGCAAAGACCACGTCAAGGAATTGATAGGTCGCTCACCCGATTTTAGTGACGCGTTAATGATGCGCGAAGCGTTTGAAATGATGCCAAGATTTGTGCCTACACCACAAGATGACTATTAATACGAAAATTGTAGTAATTTTACTTTATAATCCTTCACAATGAACATATTTGATAAGTTTTTGATAAATCTAACTGAAAAACGCATTGATAAATTAGTTGGAACGGCGCAGATGCTACCATCAACAATGCGCAACGGCTATCTTGGCGGAAACAATGTGCCACCAATGTATGGCGATGTAGTAACCTGGCAAGGTCAAAACGGCGTTAATCAAGTTAAGAATGGTTATTGCGCAAATGATATCGTTTACTCAATCATTCGTTTGATAGAAGAAAAATGTAAACAAGCGCCTTGGGCAGAGTACGAAGTAATTGACGCGCAGAAATATAAACAATACAAAGGGATGTTAGCGCGCCCCGATTTGATTGAAGATTGGGACAAAGTCGCAGAAATTAAAGAAGCGGCTTTAAGATTAGTTAAAACACCTACAAAAGTGACTGATTTGTTATTGCACCCGAACGACGAAGACACTTGGGGCGATTTAATCGAACAAATGGTCGGCTTTAAACTTATCACTGGTAATACATACGTTTACGGCAAGAAAATACTAGCGGGCAAGAATATGGGTATGCCTAACTCATTACACATAATGCCGTCGCAGTATATGTCGATAATTGCGAATTTAAACGAGTTCCCGATTAATATTACAGGATATCAACTCTATATGCAATACATTCAGATGTTTGATAAAGAGGAAATATTGCACGATAAATATTTCAATCCCGAGTGGTCAATCATAGGCTTGCAATTGTACGGCTTATCACCGCTACAAGCAGCCGCAAAAGTATTAACGCGCAGTAACGAAGGCAAGAACGCAAGCGTTGCCGCATACAAGAACGGCGGCCCTAAAGGTGTGTTGTTTGTAGATGACCAACGATATGACGGAAACGTTGCCGTACAGGAAGCAATGGCCGTGCGTAAAAAATTAGCGCAGTTTCAAGGTAGCGACCAATTTAACCAGGTTGCAACGAGTGGATACAAAATGGGATTCACACCGCTTGGTTTGTCGCCTGTCGATTTAGATTTGTTGAACGCAGAAAATATGGATTTACGCGCACTTTGTAATGTTTATCAAGTGCCGTCGCAATTATTAAACGACCCAGATAATAAAACATTTAGCAACACAAAAGAAGGTGAGAAAGCGTTGACCGTGCGTTGTGCTATTCCCGCGCTTGCATCAATTCGCGACCAATTCAATCGTAAATTTCAAAAGGACTGGAACGCCAAAGGGCGCGTTATTGATTTTGATACAAGCGTTTATACTGAATTACAAGAGGGCAAACTTGATACTGTTACCTGGCTTGAAAAATCTTGTTTAACACTTGAAAGAAGATACGAAATACTTGGCGAGAAAGTTCCCGATTGGATGGACGAGCAAACACGAAGAACTATTTTAGTTCCGTCATCAATTACAACGCTTGACAACATTGAGAATCCGCCTATTAATTTGCCATCGGGATTGAATCCTTATTCTAAACCAACATCACCCGCGAAATAAGTGAGTTACTACTCGACATACAAAAACATTGTACTAAAACTACAAAACGCTTATAGGCCGCTAATATACGCGTGCCTACAAGAACAAATCGACGCGTTTATTGTAGAATATAAAAAGAATCAGCACGCAATACCTACTGATTTGCCTACGCAAACATTGTATGATACATTAATGACGATGTACGAAGCGGGCGGCATAACAATGGCAAACGTGACGCAAAAAGAGATTAAACGACAAGTAAAAAAAGACGATAACAAAGAAGAAGAATCTTTGTGGCAATGGATAATTCGCAAGTATTATGAATTGTTTTTGATGACTGATATTGTGCAACCAATTACAAACACAACATTCAATCAGATTAAACGCATTCTACTACAAGGGCAAGAAGAAGGATGGGGAATTAATAAAATGGTGGCAGCTTTAAAAGATAGCGACATCACGCGTCAACGCGCAGAATTAATCGTGCGTACGGAATCAATGCGCGCGTCAAACGTCGGTGCAATGATAGCGGCGGCGGGTTCTAGTGTCGCAGTAATGAAACAATGGATTTCAGCACAGGACAAACGTACAAGAAGGATTCCGCGTGACCAATTCGACCACTTACATATGAATGGCGTTGCCGTTGGATTTGACCAACCATTTGTTGTGCCGTCAACGTCATCATTAGACGCGATGCAATACCCAGGCGACCCGAATGGAAGCGCGGGAAACGTTTGTAATTGTAGATGCGTTGTTGCATTTGTACCGATTAGAGATGGACAAGGGCGGCCCGTTCCTGTCGAAGAATATCGACCACAAAACGCAAGCGAGTTCAGACAATTATACTTAGCAGCGCAAGTAAATAGAAATATATTTGCATAAATGAAAAAATAACTAATTTTGTAAAAACAACGAGTATGAAGAAGTACGAATACAAAGATATGGTTGGCGATGTGGTGGACGTTGACACCGCGTGCCGCAAGGTTAAGGCCGTATGGTCAAGAATGGGAAACGTGGATTTGGATTCAGACATAATAATGCCAGGTGCATTTACAAAGACAATTGCTGAGTGCGGCCCAATGGGCAAGAATCAAATTTGGTCTTTGATTGACCATAAAGCAACAATGGGCAGCGTGATAGGTAAACCTAGCGAATTATACGAAGAAGGCGATATGTTGGTCGCAGTTACTGAAATACTCGACACCGAAGTTGGTGAAGATGTATTAAAAATGTACACGGCGGGATTGATTAACCAACACTCAATCGGATTCGCTACAATCAAAAGCGATTGGCAAGACCAAGAACAAACCGTAAGGCAAATTAAAGAAGTAAGATTGTACGAAGGTAGCGCGGTGCTATGGGGTGCAAATCCTTTGACACCAACTTTGGCAATTACTAAAGATTATTTCACAAATGAAATGGCCGACACGTTAACACAACGATTTGAGAAACTTTCAAGCATAGCAAAGAAGGGAACTTTTACGGATAAAACATTTTCCTTATTGGAAATCGAAATAAAACAAATACAAAGTGCGATAGACGAATTGCTCACTTCACCCGACCGCAAAAAGTCAGTAGAGCCGAGAAATGAAATACTAGAAGCCTTAAAACAATCAAATTTAAAACTTTCTAAATTTATTTAAAATGGACAATCAAATTTTAGCCGAAGTAGGTAAAATGACCGAAATGGTAGAAAAAATTAAGACCGAGAGCGAAAAGCAATCGAAGGATT